TGACGCGCAGATCGGCAGTTCCGGCGATGACGCGAAGATCGGCAGTTCCGGCTATGCCGCGCAGATCGGCAGTTCCGGCTATGCCGCGCAGATTGGCAGTTCTGGCGATGACGCGAAGATCGGCAGTTCTGGCAGATACGCGAAGATCGGCAGTTCCGGCTATGCCGCGCAGATCGGCAGTTCCGGCGATGACGCGAAGATCGGCAGTTCTGGCAGATACGCGAAGATCGGCAGTTCTGGCAGATACGCGAAGATCGGCAGTTCTGGCGATGACGCAAGAATTGTGATCGAGAATGTCTACGGCGTCGCGGCGGCTATCGGCAAGCGCGGGAAGATCAAGGCTCCCGTTGGTACATGGTGTACTCTCGCCGAGTACGGCGAATGGGACGGCGATGGATACCCTTGCATCTGCGTTAAGTCGTATCAGGTGGATGGTGAGATCATCAAGGCGGATGTATTTTACACTCTCCGCAACGGCGAGATCGTAGAGGCGGAAGAATGATCTACATCGGTATAGACCCTGGCAAGAACGGCGGCCTTGCCATTCTTCAAGGGGAGGAAGTCCAGACGTTCCGGTATGACCGCGACACCTACCGCTGCATCATGTCCGACCTGCGCGGAGAAAAGGCGGTGTGCTGCCTGGAGCACGTCAGCGCCATGCCGGGGCAGGGAGTGACCTCTATGTTCCACTTCGGCGAGGGCTTCGGCTGGCTGCAAGGGATGTTGGAAGCATACGAGATCCCCTATGAGCTCGTCCGCCCTCAGAAGTGGAAGAAGGAATTTTCCGTCACCGCCGACAAGAACACGTCCATCGAGGTCTGCAAGCGGCTCTTCCCCGGCGTGAATCTCATCCCGCCGGGCTGCCGCAAGGAGCATGACGGAATGGCGGAATCTTTACTCATGGCACTCTACGCCAAGCGGAGGCTCGGATGAAACGAATTGACCTGACCGGGCAGCGCTTCGGACGCCTGACGGTCATACGATACGACCACTCCGAGCACGACGGAACACACTGGCTCTGCAAATGCGATTGCGGAAACGAAAAAGTAATTGCCGGTTATTCTCTGCGGAACGGAAAAAGTCATCATGCAGAACAACATCATTTACGGACAAACGCGATCCTGCGGCTGTCTCGCAAACGAAGTGAGAGCGGCCAGAGCCGAACACATGAGGCAGGGCAGAAAGCCGAAAAAAGCGCCTGTGGAAGTCAGGAAGCCGAAAAGCGCGAAACCGGCCCCTGCCCGCAAGGTTTACCCGGCAAGAACCGCCGCAGAGTATTTCCGCTTCTCCAAAGCGCACGGATGCAGCGTGTGCGCCGACAGAAAGGACTGCGACATGTCGTTTTGCAAATACGAAAAGGAGCTGATTACATGACCTACGAAGAAGCAAAAGAAATTCTCCGCGTCGCCGCTGCCGAAGCTGAATGGAACTACCCGCTGGACTATACGGAAGCGTTCAAGAAAGCGGAAGAGGCGCTGGACAAGCAGATTCCGAAGACGCCGCTTGACATTCGTACGTACCCCAATGGAGCAAAGTTTGCCGACTGCCAATTGTGTGGACAGGTCGTTGTCGCATGGGCTCCGTACTGCGATCAATGCGGACAGGCGATTGATTGGAGCGATGACAATGGAGAAACTTAAACATTGCCCATTCTGCGGCGGTAACCCGTACATCAGGGAGATTGTTTTTTGCGATCTGCCCGCCGCAGTAGAATCCGATGACGGCTTGATTGAGCACATCAAAAAATATCGAGTGATTTGCGACAACGACCTCTGTTTTTCTTATCAGCAAACACGGCTTTTCTCTACGCCGGAAAAAGCAATCGAAGCATGGAATAGGAGGGCTGACAATGGCTGAATACATAGAAATGGATGAATACATTTCACGGCACGAAGCAATAAGAGCGGTGCAGCTTTCTTACGGCAACTATGAAGCGACAAGAAACGCGCTCTATGAAATTCCCGCCGCTGGAATCGTTCCGAACTACTGCCCCAACTGCGGGGCAAAGATGGACGGTGCGGAATGAAGATATACAAGAATCCGTGGGTAACGCGAGAAAGCTACTTTGTGAAAACTGGCACTGCAAAGTCGGCAAAGATGGAGGCGGCGAAATCCAGCGGATATTCTATTGATTTTTGGGACGGTAAGTGGGTCGTCCGTAAGACAGCCTATTATAACAAGTCCCTATCTGAAATGCCTGTTGTTTGCGAAAACAGATGCAGTTTGCAGGCGCGAATTGATAAGGCGATTGTGGACACGGTACTTGGATTTGTTGAGGTTCGGAATGAACGACTGTGAATCCTGTATCCACTATCCGCCGAGCGCTACGGACGGAAAGCCCTGCTGCTTCTGCGAAACGACAGACCCGCTGCTGAATTGCTATCAGAGAAAGGATGATACCGATGGACGATAAAACCAAAGACAAACTATTCGAAGCAATCGTTAAATTTCTTAATGATCTTATCCACATCGCCGACGAAGAAAACTTAGACAGAGACTCCTTCGTTAATGAGAGTGCCGATCTGTTTCGGACAATGGCAACAATCAGCACTTTCCGAAATTTCAAAACAAATGATGCATCGATGTATGAAGAAAAAATCGTCTGGCACGAGATTACGGAACGGGCTTTGACCGAAGAAGAAAAATCCGAGTATGCCGAGCGCGGATACGCTGACTATGAAATCCCGGAATATATGTTTTCCGGCGAAATGCCGAAGGACAGGCAGGAAATCCTTGTCGTTACAAGCTGGGGCGTCTCGCAGGACGTGTGCGTGTTCGACTACGATGCGTTCAACAACAACCTGTACGAGCTTGAAACACGCGGTGATTGGGACGGTGTGAAAGCATGGGCGGACATGCCGAAGTATAAAGGCGGTGACATCGATGCATAAACCCTGCTACGGCAAATGCCCCCGCTGTGTGTGGCGGTGGAATGGGGGGTGTTCGGAATGGCAAGGCTGATTGACGCAAAAGCCGAAGAATCGCAGGTCAAGACCGCATTCAAATACAATCCGGTCATTATGGGGCAGTTCTTACGTTGGATAAGGATGCAGGACACAGTTGCCGCCGTCCCCGTCTCCGAACTTCTCTCACTACGCGACAACCTGTACGAAGATAATCTTATCACGAGGCGGGGGCTGCGCGATCTCAACGTGCTGATCGCTAAATACGAAGGAGGAAAAGAAAAATGAAAAAGAAAGCTATGCTGTCCCAGCCGATGGCGGGACGAACGGAACAGGAAATCATATCCGCGCGCGACCACGCCATCGCCGAGCTGGAACGGCGCGGATATGAGGTCGTGAACACGCTGTTCACGGACGAGTGGTACAGCGCGGAGAAAATGACGGAGCGCGGCGTTGTTCAGATTCCGCTTTGCTTCCTCGCAAAGTCTCTGGAAAACATGAGTCTTTGCCATGCTGCCTATTTTTGTAAGGGCTGGCAAGATGCGAGAGGTTGCCGCATTGAGCATGACGCGGCGGTAGCCTACGGCCTTGAGGTGATCGAGGAATGAGACTGATTGATGCTGACCATTTGATACAGGTCGTTTGCAGCGCTACGATTCTTTCGGACGGGTTTAAAGAAGCGTTCCGCAAGCTGGTTGCCGGAGAGTCAACGGTTGACCGCCCTACCCGCAGCCAGTTTAAGCGCATGGCGGTGCAACTGGGGTATGAGCCGGTGATTCGTTGCAAAAAATGTGTGCATTGGCAGAAGTTCAACGATGACTCGCGAAGAGACGGCATGTGCGAAGCACTTCTTAACTTCCACGGAGCAGAACGCAACATGACAAACGAGGACTTCTTCTGCGCATACGGAGAAAGGAGAGCCGATTTTGTTGACGATAACAAAATCGGAGAAAGGAGAACCGATGAGCAGTAAATCCAAACGCAAGCCGAAAGACGTCTCCATGCACAAGGCCGTGTCCATCGCCATGACGATCTTCGTCTGGGCGTGGATGTCCTGCTTCAATCCTACGCAGGAGGACGTGAACAAACTGTCGGCGGAGGTGGCGAACATCCGGGAGAGCGTCGGAAGCGGCAATCTCAACGTCTGGATGGTACGCGACGCCATAAAGGACAAGTTCGGTTGGGAAATATAAACAGACCCGCCGTAAATAAAAACGCGGCACAGAGCGTTTAACATTGAATGACGAGGTGAGAAAGTGAACGAACTCTGGAAAATGAAATGCAAGGCCGACCTCTTCAACCTACGGAAAAACGAGGCGGCGATCCAGTCCATACCGGAAGAGATCGACATGGAGCGCGAACGTATGACGTCCATAAAGAGCGCATCCACGGGGACGGCACCGGTGCAGGGCGGCGGCACGTCGTATGAGGAACGAATGAACAACAGCATTTGCCTGATTGATCTTCTTTCCGACAATCTGCGCTTTGCAGAATCGGAGGTGCGTCTGACGAAGAAAGCTCTTGCCACGCTGACAGACGAGGAACAGCGTATTCTGGAAGTGCTGTACATCGACAAGCAGAAAAACGGTGTGCAGCGGCTTTGCGATGAGCTCGGCTGTGACGACAGCACCGTATGGCGCAAGGCAACCCGCGCATTGTCCGGCTACTGCACCGCTCGCCACGGGACGCGGTGAAAATGCGAGTTTTCTGCCAGTGACTTTTCAAAAATCCGTGATATAATAATAGCATCCAAAGCCACGCAGAGACGCCGGACGATCACCGAGCGCCAAAGCGTGGCTTTTTATTTTGGGCGTTGCCGAAAGGCGGGAAAGCCGTACGCAGCGGAGGGGGCGGCGGAGATGGAGAGGATTATGGACGTTAAGAATATCCCAATCAAAGAAATCGTGCCGTATGCGAAGAACGCGAAGAAGCACGATAAGCGGCAGATCGACAATGTGGCGGAGAGCATCCGGCAGTACGGATTTGTCCAGCCGGTCGTTGTTGACAAGGACGGCATAATCGTCATCGGTCATTGCCGCGTTCTGGCGGCAAAGAAGTTGGGCATGGAAACCGTGCCGTGCGTCTGTGTAGATGATCTAACGCCGGAACAGGTCAACGCCCTGCGCCTTGTGGACAATAAGACCAACGAGAGCGATTGGGATATGGATTTTCTTTCGATGGAGCTGCCGGAGATCGACCTGTCAGCGTTTGATTTTGACTGGGGGATTGAAAACGAGGATGAGTACGGCACTGATTTTCACTTGCCGGATGGGGACAAATCGGAAATCTGCCAAATTACATTCACGCTCCATGAACAACAAAAAGAGTTGATCGAATATGCTATGGCGTGCGTTGAAGATGAAATAACAGAAACGTTTGGCAACGCCAATAAAAACGGGAACGCATTGTATGAGGTGATACGGCAATGGGCAGCGCAAAAGACCTAATTGTAAAAGTTATTACAAGCAAAGTTGCCGTTCCGTTTGTTAAGGCACACCATTACAGCGGAAAGGTTGTAAATAACAGCAATATAGGCGCTGGAATGTACAAAGGGGAAAAGGTAACAATGGCGGACAGGCACATAGCGAAATAATACAGGCGGTGGTAGTTCAACGGCAGAACGGCTATCCTCCCGATAGCAAACGGCGGTTCAACCCCGACCTCACCGCTCCAACAACCACTAAAAAGAACTTAAATGGTGGGAAGATAGAAACATAGACGCGGCGACAAAGAAATCGCCGTGGTACAAGTACAAAAAATAACAGCAAAGCCGTATTACGCGGCTTTTTCATTTTCAAGGGAGGGAGGGCATGCCACGCAATCCCAAACAGGACGAGAACTTAAAAAAGAACGCGTTCACGGCGAATCAAAGCCGCGAGAAAGCCGCGAGAAATGGACGAAAGGGCGGCATAGCCTCAGGCGAGACCAAGAGGGCTAACAAGAGCCTTGCAAGCCTCGCAAAGTCGATAGCGCAGCAACCCGCGCCGGAAAAGCTCAAAAGCCAGATTGCGCGCGCCGGTCTCGCCATTGATGACGAGGACATGACGTGTAATGCAGCTATTGTAGCGGGCGTATACGGCAAGGCGATAAGCGGCGATGACAGAGCTGTTGACCGGTGGGAAAACTGGACAAACGACGCGGCGGCAGAGGATAAGCCGTGCAGGATTCCTGCTGACCTTATTGGAAAGGCGTTTGTTGACATCAACCGGCAGATCGAGCCGAACAAGGACTATATCTTTGAGGGCGGGCGCGGCGGCCTGAAATCAACGTATATCTCTGAAAAGCTAACAGAGCTTTTGAAAAACAACCCCATGATGCACGCCTGCGTTGTGCGAAAGCAGACGAACACGTTAAAGGACAGTGTGTTTTCGCAAATCCAATGGGCAATAAACGAGATGGGGCTTTATAGCGAGTTTGATTTCAAAACTCACCCGCCGGAGATCACGCTTAAGAAGACCGGGCAAAAGATATATTTTCGAGGCTGCGACGATCCGGTAAAGTTGAAATCTATAAAACCGCCATTCGGGTATATAGGGATTCTCTGGATAGAGGAACGCGACCAGCTCGCCGGCCCTGCGGAAGAACGAAGCGTTAAGCAGTCGGTACTTCGCGGCGGCGTTGATTCCTATTTCTTCGGATCGTACAACCCGCCGAAGAGCCGCGCAAACTGGGTGAATCAGCAGCTTTTAGAGCCGGACAAAAACCGCATTGTCCATCACTCGACCTATATGGACGCTCCCGCCGAATGGCTCGGAACGATGTTTCTCAACGACGCAGAACATCTGAAAGAGGTTAATCCGTCGGCATACGAGCATGAATATCTCGGCATCCCGAACGGCGACGGCGGAAACGTTTTTGATAATATAGAGGCAAGACGGATAACGGACGACGAGATAAAGCACTTCGACCGGATATATCAAGGCGTTGACTGGGGATATTACCCGGACATTTACGCCTTTGTGCGCGTTCATTATGATGTAGCGCATGAGACGATATATTTTATTGATGAGCATTGCAACAACAAGACGAGCAACGAGGCCAATGCCGAGTGGATAAAGAGCCGCGGATATGACGATTTCCCCGTGACTTGCGATAGAGCGGAGACGAAGAGTGTTGCTGACTTCCGAGCCTGTGGTGTGGACGCTTTTGCTGCAATCAAAGGGCCGGGAAGCGTCGAGTACGGAATGAAGTGGTTGCAGAACCGGAAATTTATCATTGACCCGGAGAGGACGCCGACGGTTTACCGAGAGTTTGTTAATTACGAATTTGAGCGAGACCGTGACGGAAATGTGATAAGCGGATACCCTGACAAGGACAACCATACAATAGACAGCACGCGCTATGCGCTCGAAAGAGTTTTCAGATTGTACGGAGTGAAGGCATAAATGAATATTTACGAGGTTTTACGGGCGCGGGGATATACAACCGTGCCGGAAGAGTTTTACACCTACATAGATAACTGGAAGAGCTGGTACGACGGATATGTGAAGCAGTTCCACCGGTACCGCATCTGGAACGGCATGAAGCATGTCCCCTGCCGCCTGTATTCTCTCGGCATGGCGAAAAAGGTCTGCGAGGACTGGGCGAACCTTTTGCTGAACGAAAAGTGCAAGATAACGATTGAGGGGAAGCCAGAGCAGGATTTTATCGATTCCGTTTTTGAGCGGAACAACTTTACTGTCAAATCGAACGAGATGCAGGAGATCAAGGCGGCTCGCGGCACGGTTGCGTATGTTCCGACGGTCGTTAATGCGTCTGTTGATGAGCAGACCGGCAAGGTGAACGGCAGCGGCGGGGAAATCCGCATTGACTATGTCCCGGCTGACCTTATCCTTCCCCTTACATGGGAGAACGGCATTGTAACCGAATGCGCGTTCGGATCGCACAAGTCCATCAAGAAAGATTCTTACCTTTACATCTGCATCCACAAGCGGACGGAAAAGGGAACATATGACATCGAAAACCTTTTGTATCGTGACACAAAGGGCAGCCTGTCGGAGGTGAAGCTTGCCGATGTGCCGGGGTTTGAAAATGTAGCCCCGGTCGTGCATACGCCGTTCACGCAGCGTATGTTCGTCATTGACCGGCTCAACATCGTCAATAACGTTGATGCAACCCTGCCGATGGGCATTTCGGTGTTTGCGAACGCCATAGATCAGCTAAAGGGCGTTGACCTGACATACGACAGCTATGTGAATGAGTTTCAGCTTGGCAAGAAGCGCGTCATGATCAAACCGCAGGCAACAAAGAATTTCCACACGGGCGAGCCGCTATTCGATACAAGCGACGTTGTTTTTTATGTTCTTCCCGCCGACGGGCAGGACGGCGATATCATCAAGGAGATCAACATGAACCTCCGCACGGCGGAACATAACGCCGGGATTCAGGACATGCTTAATCTTCTGTCGAGCAAGTGCGGATTCGGCGAGAACCATTACAAATACGATAATGGCAACGTGTCCACAGCGACGCAGATCATAAGCGAAAACTCCGAGATGTTCCGCACGATCAAAAAGCACGAGATCATCCTTGAAAGCGTTCTCATTGAGCTGTGCCGCGTCCTGCTCCGAATGGGCAATGCTTATATGAATGCCGGGCTGAATGAGGACGTTGAGATCACGGTTGATTTCGACGATTCCATCATTGAGGACAAGGAATCGGAGTTTAACCGAGATGCGCGTATGGTGCAGATGGGGATCATGCAGCCGTATGAGTTTCGTATGCGTTATATGAATGAGGACGAGGCAACGGCAAAAGCCGCCCTGCCGCAGATGGAGAGCCTTGTATCGGGCGAAAATGAATGAAATACCCGATCACGCCGGAGTTCATGTACTCCCTGCCCCTGCCGCTTATGCGGATATATCAGCGTTTAGAAGAACAAATCCTTGAGGACATATGCTCCCGTGTTGCCATGACCGGGGAAATGACGGAGACGGCGATAGAGCATATACGGTCTTTGCAGCGGCGTGGATACGACTACAAGAAAATCAACGAGTATATCCGAAAGACCCTAAAGCTCACGCAGAGCGAGTTTGACACCGCATGGAACAAGGCCATTCAACGCAATCAGCAGTATTTTGATACGCTGATCGACGACAACCTTATTCTCGGCGAAAACAATTTCAATGCCGACCTGTTCATGCAGGAAATCAATGCCATTGAGATGCAGACGCTCGGAGAACTGACGAACATTACCCGCAGCATGGGCTTTGCGTACCGAGCGCCGGACGGAACGGTAAAGGTCGATGATATAGGCCGGATGTACCAGCGCGTCCTTGATGATGCCTTGATGCGCGTGGAGAGCGGACAGAGCTATAACGTGGCGATCCGTGACGCAACGAAGATGCTGACGGACAGCGGCTTGCAGTACGTTGACTATGAAAGCGGCTGGCATAACCGCGTTGACGTTGCTGCCCGCAGAGCTGTTATGACTGGCGTTACCCAGCTTTCCCGGCAGTACACGGAGCAGACGGCGACGTTGCTTGACACGCCATACAGAGAGGTTACGGCGCACCGCGGAGCGCGTGACGGAGAGGGTAAAACGCCCTGGGCGAGCCACAAGAAATGGCAGGGGCGCGTTTATTCCGTCCGTACCGGCGATATTTACCCGTCTATATATGAGGTCTGCGGTCTTGACGAGGTGGACGGCTTGTGCGGCGCTAACTGCCGCCATATGTACCACATCTGGATCGATGGCGTTTCCGAGCGGACATACACCGACGAGGAATTGGAGAACATCGACCCGCCGCCTTTTGAGTTTGAAGGCAAGCAATATACCTTTTACGAAGCAACGCAAAAGCAGAGACAGGTTGAAGCGGCCTTGCGTAAAGTTAAACGTGAGCTAATAGCCGCTAATGGGCGCGGAGACGATGAGGAGTATACCACAAAGGCTGTACGGTATCGTCGTCTAAACGAGGAATACGAGGCTTTCAGCAAGGCGGCGGGACTACGACCGCAATACGAGCGAGGGAACATTGCGGAGTTCGGCGCGGATGCTGCAAGAGAAACAAATCGTGCATACTTGGAGATTGTAAAAAAGGCTTACGGGATGTATGATACAGGGAGCGAGAACGGAAACGTTGATGCGTATCTCCGCGATCTTCCTATCCGTCGCAGGATTCAAAATGAGTACTCGCACGAGATGAACGTCGGGCGGCAGAATGGGCATTATGTCGGAACGAACGAGTATAATATGTACGTCCAGAAGCAGCAGAGGCAAGGGCTGTATGGCCCGAGTGTTGTTACTGTAACGCCGGATGAATTGAAAGAGCTTTTCAATCAGTATTCTAGCACCGGAATCATCATGCGGGATGAAAAAACAGGCAGATGGAAAGAATCAGAATTGATTACGGTCAATGATAAGATTATCGGGCAAACAGTAGATTTGCAAACCGGAGAAAAAATTGACACGCCTTGCTTTACGATTCATTACAGCCGTAAAAAGGGCTGGCATATTGTTCCCGCTTATTCTGACAACAAGGGGAGGAAAGATTGTTATGTACAGTATCAATGAGCTGCTTTCATACAACTGCAAAGATGTTTTGGTAGAAACGAAAACCGGGCACAAATACAAAGGCCGCTGTCATGTATACTGTGAGTTTGGCGAGGATGAGGACACGCCGGAAGAGTATATCACTATCAATGGCGGGCTATGTATCGACGTAGCTGACATCTTCAAAATTACAAAGAATTAAGCATCGTGTAAACACACGGTGCTTTTTCTATGACCATTTTCGTGACCTCACGAAAATGATATCACTCTTCAAAAGCATAACAGAGAGCGCCGCCTGACCTTGTGGCGGGTACAGAAATAACGGTCTTACTTTGGCAGGGCTTCCTTCCTTTCCCCCTGTCTTGCCCCTGCGGAGGGGGATACAAATACCGCGCCGCTACTGCTCAACAGCGGCCATGCATAACAGGAAGTATCTGACGTGAAAGGCGTCTTGTGTTTTGCCGCGAGCACAAAAAATTTCGCGGTTAGTGGTGGTTTAAAACGGGCGCAGATACAGGGCTTCCCATCGCAGCCCTGCCCGATTATAAAACATTCAAGGAGTTTGTCTCTACGGAGATAGGCTCCTTTTTGTTTGCCGACGGGCATAAACGGAATACGCCGACGGGCGGAAAACGGAGGAATCATCATGGCAGAACCGAATACCAATCCCAACACCGCCGAGGGCGGGAACGAGGCTACTTTCACACAAGCCGAGGTAGACAACATCGTTGCAAAGCGTCTTGCACGGGCAACCAAAGGAATGCCCACCGAGGAAGAAATGAACGCTTATAAGGCTTGGAAAGCGAATCAGCAGAGCGAGGCGGACAAGCTCAAGGGCATTGAGAAAGAGCGCGATACCGAAAAGGCGGCGCGACTTGCCGCAGAAGCGAAGGTTACGCAGTTTGAGCGGGAAAAGTATCTGACCGCAAAAGGCGTTTCGGCTGATGAGCTGGAATTTTACTGCTTTAAGATCGGGCAGAAAGTGACGGACACGGTGAGCTTTGAAAAGGCAGCCGACGAGTTTCTGAAAGACCGAAAACCCGCTTCCGTGCGTGTGGATATGTCCGCGCACGTCGGGAACAGCGGCAATAGTGCCACCGGCACGAACAACGCTATGAATGCCCTGATTCGGGGCAAATTTAAGTAATTTGTGAGGTAAAACATGGCTACTAACATTGTAAACAGAACTGACCTTTCCGGGCTTATTCCGGAACCTGTCACCCGTGAGATCATCCAGGGCGTGACCGAGGGCAGCGCCGTCCTCCAGATGGGACGCCGCCTCCCCAACATGACCAGCAAGACCCAGACTATGAACGTTCTGGACATGCTGCCCACTGCCTACTTCGTGAACGGCGATACCGGCATGAAGCAGACTACCAAGATGAAGTGGGACAAAAAGAAAATTTACGCCGAAGAGATCGCCGTTATCGTCCCCATTCCCGAGGCGGTGCTTGACGATGCCGACTATGACATTTGGGGCGAAGTCCGCCCGCGTCTCGTTGAGGCGTTCGGCAAGGTCATTGACGGCGCTATCCTGTTCGGCACGAACAAGCCCACCTCTTGGCGCGACAGCGTCCTTGAGACTTGCACGAAGGCTGGTTCCGTCGTGGCTGCGACGCCGTACATCTATGACGACCTTCTCGCCGAGGGCGGCGTGATTGCCAAGGTCGAGGAGAGCGGCTATCTCGTTAACGGCATTATGTCCGCGATCCAGATGCGTGCGAAGCTGCGCGGTCTGAAAGACATGAACGGCAATCCCATCTTCAAGACGGACATGCAGGGCGCGACGCCTTATGCGCTGGACGGCTCTCCCATGTACTTCCCGCGCAACGGTGCTTTCGACACCACCAAGGCGCTCATGTTCGCTGGTGACTGGTCGGAGCTGGTGTACTCTGTCCGTCAGGACATCACGTTCAAGATTTTCGATCAGGGCGTTGTGCAGGATCCTTCCGACAACTCCATCGTGTACAACCTGATGCAGAACGATATGGTCGCGCTGCGTGCGGTCATGCGTCTCGGTTGGGAAATCCCGAACCCGAAGACGGCGTACAACGATACCCTGTCGAAGTACTGCCCGTTCGCGGTGTACGCTCCCGCCGGTACGGTCAACACTGTTACCGTTACCCCGGCCACCGCTACCGTTGCTAAGGGCGCGAGCAAGGCGTTTGCCGCATCTGTGACCGGCGAGGGCGCGGTGTCTAACGGCGTGTTGTGGAGCGTTTCCGGCACGGCTGCTGTTAAGGCTGGAACGAAGATCGACGAGAACGGCACGCTGACTATCGCCTCCAACGAGACGAATACTGCGCTGACCGTTACCGCGACTTCCAAGCAGGACGGCACGAAATCCGGTACTGCCGCCGTTACCGTGGGCTGATAAACCGGAGGGGCGCAGATGTACGCAACATACACGTTTTACACCGATACTTATCTCGGCAGCGCCCTGACGGAACAGGAGTTTGCCCGCGCAGCAACGCGGGCAGACGCCTTTATCAATTACTATACCATGGGCAAGGCAAAGGATTACCCGGATACGGGCAATGCGCTTGCAATGTGCTGCTGTGCGCTGGCGGAACAGTATCAAATTATTGAGAACGCTAAAGCGCAGAGCATGAGCGGAGGCGAGGTCAAGAGCCAGACGGTAGGCGCATGGAGCAAAACATACGCAAGCGGAACGGAGACGGCGGAAGCCGCCCGGAAAACGCTGGAAAATATCGCCATGGATTATCTGGCGTGGACGGGGCTTTTGTACAGAGGAGGGCGGCGCTGTGTTCCCACATACTGTGACTGTCTTTAACTCCTACGAGGACGACGACCTAAAGATACACAACAGCATTACCATCCTGCGTGGTGTGCTGTTGGACGTGTCCAAGGGAACGAACGTTGCAAAGACGGGGCTTGCCGACGCTGACGCCGCTACTCTTTACATCCCCTTTTCCGTTGATGCGGTCAGCACGACAGGCGACAAGAAAACGTATGTCGAGCCAAAAGCGTTCTATGTAGCGAAAGACCAACAGGGATTGTGGACGCTGGACAGCGGCGGGCATAGCAATTCCACTTCCACCTACTTTGTCAAAGGCGAGGTATCCGAAATGATGAGCCTTGTGCAGCTGCAAGAGAACTATGACTACGCCTTTGACGTGAGCACAGTTGATGTCCGTGATTTCGGCGGCGATATGATGCATTGGCAGGTCGGTGGCAAATGAGGATCACGCTAAAGATCAAGACCGTGAGCGGGGAAAACTTCAAATCTGCCTGTAAAGCGGCGGAGATCGTTGTTGCAACGCAAGCGCTGAAAGACACGATTCCCTTTGTCCCTGCGCTGACGGGCGTTTTTTCAAACATGGCGCGGACGGATGGAAACGAGATCGTCTATACCGGCGATCAAGCCCGCTATCTGTATGAGGGCAAGGTCATGGTTGACGCCGCCACTGGGAAAGGCCCAATGAACATTCCGGATGTAGGGCTGCGCTGGCACAAGGGCGCAACACTCACGCCGACGGCGAAAGACCTTGTTTTTACTACGGACATGCACCCGCAAGCTCAATCCCATTGGATGGACGCATCTTACAAGAAAAACGGCGACAAGTGGGCGCGTGTCGCAGAAAAGGCGGTGATCTCGTCCCTTGGATGAAAAGAAACCTAAAACCTTAGTGTCTGCGGAAGAAAATGCAGACGTGAGCCGCGCCGTGCGGCAATGGCTGAATGCGTATCCGGATAAACCGCTTTCCAAGCTCGACTTTGAATGGTTGGGCGAGAAAAGCGGTTTATGCATTTCCACCATTCAGGCGGCGTACAAAACCAAGCAGTTTATCGACGGATCGTATCAGGCGCAGTATCAATTCAAACTTATTTATCGCGTCCCGGCGAAGAACGCCGACGAGAGAATGAGCGCGGACGAGGTGCTGGATGCATACGGCGCATGGGCGGAGGCGAACGTGGATAGCCTGACGATTGCGGACGGTATCTGCGTGCGCAAAGTCAAACGAGACACGGCGGCGGCTCTTTTCGCCCGATATGAGGGCGACGTAGAGGATCACCAGATCCTTTTAACTTTAACTTACGAGGTGATATAACGAATGGCTGAATACACGTTTACCACTACTGCGGGGCAGACTGTGGCACGTGAGCTGCTTCTCGCTTATCTGAACACCGGCACGAGTTCCGCTCCTGTTTGGTCGGTGATCGGCAAGCGCGTAGAGGACAGCTCCGAGGAATACGACTGGTCTACCGAGAGCAAGAAAGACATTCTCGGCGACACCTATGGCACGATGAAAAAGCCTGTTATCACGCAGAGCTTCGAACCGTGCGAGCTGGACAGTGGCGATGCGGCGCAGCAGAAGATTTGGAAGCTCGCCGTTGTCGATCAGGACGCGATGGCGCTTGCGGCTATGGACATGCTCATCGTCCACACTTACGCGGGATTTGCCGAGCGCTACGAATCCTGCATGGTCGAGGTCACTGGTCTCGGCGGTGAGGGCGGTGGCAGCGTCGGTATGCCCATTAACGTAACCTATGGCGGCACGCGCACGAAGGGCACGGCCACGAAGGGCACTAGCGGCGCTATCGAGTTTACGCCGGAGACCTAATTTTCAGGAGGTTAAGCAATGCTTGAACTTAGACATGATACCGGAGTACAGGAAATCTCCATCAACGGAAAGGTGACGGTGTTGCTCAACCTCACCGACATTGATTTTATCGAGCGCGTTTTTAATGCGTTTGACGCGATGGACAAGCAGCAGGACAAATATCAGGCGATGCTCGCCGGGGAGAACGACGCGAAGAAAATCTTTGCTGCCGCCCGTGCGATGGACGTGGAGATGCGAGAGCTTATCAACGGTCTTTTCGGCTTTGATGTTTGCACTCCTCTGTATGGTACGATGAACACCTACGCAATGGCGGACGGCCTGCCTGTGTGGTGCAACCTGATGCTCTGTCTCATCGACAACATGAACGATACTTTTACAGCGGAAAAGAAAAAGACGAATCCGAAGCTGCAAAAGTATCTCGCAAAATTCAAGAAATGATCTACTCCCTGCCGGTGTCGCTTTCCGTCGGCGGTGCAGACCATGCGATACGCTCGGACTACAGGGTTATTCTCGATCTCATAGAGGTCTTGAATGACCCTGATTTTTCCGATACAGACAAGGCGGAGGCGACAATACAGACGATTTTTCCCGATTGGGAAACACTGACGGACTATTCGGAAGCATTGGAGAAGAGCTTCTGGTTCATCGACCTCGGACAGCCGCACGGGAAGAAAACTACCCGTCTGGTGGATTGGGAAAAGGACTTTCCGTATATCGTCGCACCCATTAACCGTGTGCTTGGGTATGAATGCCGTTCTGCCGAATATCTCCACTGGTGGACGTTCATGGGGGCGTACATGGAGATCGGCGGCGACTGCGCGTTCTCGCAGATCGTGTCGCTGCGCTCGAAACTTGCCAAAGGCAAAAAGCTCGAAAAATACGAGCGGGAATGGCTGCGGCAGAATCGGGAGCTTGTAACACTACCGACGAAGTACACGGCAGAGGACGAAGAAATGTTGAAGAAATGGACGTGATGCGATGGCGACAGAACTTAGATTCCCGGTAGAAATCGACGCCGGGCAAGCCGCCAAAGAATTGGACAAACTCCAACGCGACATGGACAGGCTCAAAAAGAACATGGAGAGCGGCGAGGCGAAACGCGCACCCATCGTTGAACAGCTCAAACAGGCGCAGGATGAGGCGGCGCAGGCTTATGATAAGGTCGAAAAGCTGAAATCCTCATTGGCCGAGAGCGAGGCAAAAACCGCAATTAACGCCAATGCTGATCCGCAGACATGGATCGAAGAGACCCAGCGGCAGGCGGAAATCAAAGCGCAGCTTTCCGAGCAGGAAAAGATTCTCGCGGCGAAAGAGAAAGCCGCACAGCGGCTTGAAGCGCAGGACGCGAAAATCGTTGACAAACTGAAACAGCAGACAGCGGAGCTGGAAGAACAGAAAAAAAGAGCCGGGGAGCTGACGCAGACAATCACCGATGCGTCCAAAGGCGCTGACATCAAGGCCGCGATGGAGGGGGCGCAGCGGTCCATCAAAAGCGGCATAAAAAATCTGCTCAAATACGGCATCGGTATCCGCTCGCTGTTTGTTCTTTTCCGAAAGCTAAAGCAATACACCATTGAAGCGGTTAGGGTTTATGCCGAGAACGACCCGGAGACGAAGAAAAGCATTAACGAACTGAAAGCGTCTTTGCAGGGGCTAAAGGCGTCATGGGGCGCTGCGTTTGCTCCAATTCTTACTGCGGTTATCCCGGTATTGCAGACGCTCATTGGCTGGATCACAAAGGCTGTGGACGCTATCGCGGCGTTCTTTGCGGCTCTTAGTGGGAAAAGCACATTCAAGCGGGCCATAACCAACACGGGAAAGTTGAGCGACAATCTATCCTCCGGCGCTGGCGCTGCAAAGGAAATGAAAAAGCAGCTCATGGGCATTGATACGCTGACCATTGCGCAGGATTCGTCCTCCGGTGGCGGCGGGGGCGGTTCCGGCAGCGGGATCAAGTACGAAGATGTAGCCATCAGCGACAAGATCAAGAACAACCTCGGGCTTATCAAAAACCTGTTGGAGGGGATAGCAGCACTTGCTATCGGGCTTGCGTTCGGGAAAACTGCCGCGAGTATTGCGCTGGTTCTTTTCGGCACTCTGGATTTGATTGATGCTTTTAAAAATTTCATCAACACCGGAAGCCTTACGAAAGACATGTGCGCGGAGATGTCAACCGGGTTTCTTAAAATCGGTATCGGTCTTGCCCTTCTCACCGGATCATGGATACCGCTTGCAATCGGAGCGTTCCTTGCTCTCGGTTCATTCCTGTCCGGTTGGTGGGATGACATCACAGCGTTTTTCGACAAGATCAGCGACATAGTCAATGGGTGGTTCGACAATGCGTTGAAAACGCTTTCCGAAAAGGGTAACGTCCTTTCGCAAGTATTCATTCTGCTTTACGGCGTCGTTCAGTATTCTTTTAACAATATCGTCGGCGCTATTCGCACGGCATTGTCACTTATAAAAGCGATCTTTGAAACGCTGGCCGCTGTTGTATACGGTTTCGCCACCGGCGATTGGTCGGCGGCGCTTGAAAAGATCAAGAGCGCGTGGATCGACGTATGGGTTGAAATCAAACGCTGGGGCGCGTCCCTTATCAACAGTATCCTTGGCACTGTGGAAGCATTTGTAAACAGCGTTATTACGATGTTCAATAACCTCGTCGGGGCGTTCAGTAGCGTTTTGCAATTCTTCGGCGGCGGCGGTATAAACTGGCGTGCAAGCTCTGTATCTATTCCGCGTCTCGCCAAGGGCGGCATCGTCAAAAAGGGCACCCCGTTTATTGCCGGTGAAAATGGCTCGGAGGCCGTCATTCCGCTTGAGAGAAACACACAGTGGGTGTCGATGGTCGCGGACGGCATCGTCGACCGTATGACGGATAAGTTCGCCGGTTTGAGCATGAAAATGCCCGCCGTTGCTATGGGCGGTGTAGTGCCGCCTAATGCGTTTTCCTCCGGGTATGGGTATGGTATATCCCCAGAATTGGAAAGTAAGCTGGACGCACTTCTCGACCGTTTAACTGCGCGTGGCAACGAACAAATCAAACCGAGCGACGTTTACCTTGATAAGCGCAAGGTCGGGGAGATCATGTACACCTACACCGAGGAACGGAACAGGGGGCGCGGCAAATGAAACTGATCGTCAACGGCGTTGATATGCTTCCGTATCTTGACGGCGGCGGGTACACCGTGACCAGAGAGGACGGCGACAGCTCGGACGCGGGGCGCACGATGGATTACACGATGCACCGGGCGCGGATCGCAACGAAATTCCGCATTGATGCAACGTTCAAACCTTTGTACACCAAAGACGCTGAAATCGTTCTACCGGCGCTCATGCCGGAGTACGCGGAAGTTACCTATACCAACCCGTGGCTCAAAGGTACGCAGGTCACAACGATGTACAATAGTACCGGCAAGGCGACAGTCGATACGTCTTTCGGGGATGGGAAAGAACGCTGGAACATTGATGCGCTCGCCCTTGTGGAGAGATAGCCATGCAGAACACAAGCGCAACCTACAAGGAAATCGTCGCCGGTACGCATTGGTTCGAGACCAAGCTCGTCATCGGCGACGAGTTTTATTTGATTGATGAGCACGCAGACTATATCACGTTCGGCGGGACGAGGATTTACTACGATTCCGATTCCGGCGGCTATGGCGGGAATATGCTCAAAGAGATCAAGACCATGCAGCACCTTTTCACGGACGACAAGCCGATGGTCGGGTGCTGTGTAGCCGCGGAAATCGATGTCACGATGGTAAAGCCGACGGCGACGATCAAGAGAATGTCCTCCATCAAGCCGTTTATCCGTGCCGTGAACGACACGAAGGAAAGCGAATGGATACCAAAGGGCGTGTTTTATATCGATACGCGCTCCGACGGGGAGAGCACGGACGAGATCGTATTCCACGGATACGACGCGATGTTAAAGGCCGAGAACGATTTTCCTGTGAATGGGGACATCGGCGAATGGCCCAAAACGGACATTGACGTTGTAAGCCTTATTGCTGGACATATGGGTGTGGAGGTCGATACACGCACGTTTGACATCATGCAGCGTGGGTATCAGGTTCAGTATCCCGGAGGATACGCAATGAGGGAAATCCTTGGATACATCGCGGCCATGTACGCGGGAAATTTCATCATGTCGGACGATGGAAAGTTCCGTCTTGTCCGGCTAAATGAGATCGGCATCGAGACACACTATCTCGTGGATACTGCTGGGTATGTCCTCACGTTCGGAGGTGACAGGATCCTTGTCTGAATCGGTTTTTATTGGTCGTAGCGCTTCCGGGTATACGACAACGCCGGAACTGCCGAAATACACCAAAGTCCGCATCAACGTTGACGACGATTCCTTCTATGAGGCCGGGAGCGGGGATAATGTCTTGGAGCTTGACTGCCCATGGGGTTCTCAACAGATGGCGAACGACATCTTAGAGAGCATCGGGGAGTTTGTCTATCGTCCGTATGACACGGAATGGGCAAAGCTCGACCCTGCGGCAGAGCTTGGCGACGGCGTTACCATCAATGGTGTTTTCTCCGGCATCTATGTTAATGAGACCAATTTCTCAACGCTGATGGCGGCGCGTATCTCCGCACCGCAGGAGAATGCTGTTGACCATGAGTACCCCTACAAATCCCCGACCGACCGGAAAACTACCCGGCAGTTTGCCGAGACGCGGGCAAGCCTTAGAGTTAATGCCGCGAGCATTCAGGCGGAGGTCACGGCCAGAGAAACGAGCGAAGCGGAAATGCGGGCGGCTTTGGAACTGCACGCGCAGGAGATCGCCGCGAGAGTGACGCAGACCGGCGGCAATTCCGCCTCTTTTGGTTGGTCGCTGACGGCGGACGGGTTTGTTCTGGAAAGCTCCGGGCAGGAAGTGTTCAGGGCTACGAAAGACGGTGTAGACATCACCGGCAAGATAACGGCAACATCCGGGTTCATTGGAAGCAAAGACAGCGGGTTTACTATCACACAGAACGCCATATATAACAAGCTGTCGGAACTGTACGGGACGGTGGACGGTGTGTACATCGGGGCAGATGGCATCGCCCTCGGCGGCGGCAAATTCCGCGTAAACAGCTACGGCCAACTATACGCAACGGACGGGACGTTTACCGGCAATGTCTATGCCAACCGGATACAGACTGGCGGCGACGCCGGAACAATTCAAGGCAGCCAGATAGGGTCTGGAACAATCACGACGGCGAATACCAATGGATACTTAAACGGCGGCATCGCAAACGGGTATTTTGCCGGGGATGTGTTCGGTGGGGCTGCCGTCGCAAGCGCGATGAACGCAAGTAGCGGTTCTTTTGCCGACACAAATTCCTTCCGTCTGTTCGGAAGAACGGTTGTTATGCAAACTCAAACGTTCAGCACTGCAGTACCACAAACTGTGCAAATTAAATGCCTTTCTTATATTTAGGAGGTCTATATGGACAAAATCATTTTTCTTGACGGAAGCGAATACCCGTGCGCGTTTTGCGGCCTTGCTACTGTTGGACTGCTGTATGTCACGTTGACTGGCCTTTCATTCGTGGAAGCAGCGGCGATCTTCGGAGACGAGAAGAAAACGGCGAAAATCCGCTATGTAGCCGCAAACGGAGATGAGACGGTATTCGAGCATTACACGAAGTTTGAATATCTTGTCAACGAAACCGGCGGACAGCGGGCAGCGCTTCGGCAGAAGTACGCGAGCGAGGTTTGAACATGGAAGAACTTAATAAAATCAAGGAGCTTCTCGGTACTCTCCGCGTCGATGGATGGGAGAATTTTGAGAAGCTCGTTTATATCAAGCTGCTTATTGAGAAATTGATTGCAGCGGAAACGAAGGAGGGCTAATCCTTGGCGGACAAAACAGTAGGCGAGCTTCCGAGAGCATCAACCGTAACAACGACAGACCTGTTTGTAATGGAGCAGGCGGGTCAGGCAAAGTCCCTGACCGGACAGGTGCTTATCAATGACCTTGCAACGGCACTTGACGGTCATGGCGGTATTAAAAGCATTACTCTAAACGATGACTATACCCTGACGTTCATCATGTCTGACGATACGGAGGTAAAGACTACTTCGGTACGCGGCGCGACAGGCGCGAAGGGCGACAAGGGAACGGACGGGCGGGCAATCACAAGTGTTGCAAAAATCAGCACGTCTGGTCTTGTGGACACTTACAAAATCTCGTTCTCGGACAACACAAGCACCAACTTTACCGTAACAAACGGCTCATCCATCAAGAGCATTGCAAAGACTGGAACGAGCGGCTTGACGGATATCTACACCGTGACGCTCACGGACGGAACGACCTCCACGTTCAACGTAAAGAACGGCAACGGTATAGCGTCCATCACACTGCAAAGCGGCACACACGCCGCCGGTACGACGGATACATACAAAATCACGTTCGACAATGGAGAGTTTACCACATTCTCCGTCTATAACGGCATGAACGGCTCCGGCTCTGTCGTGTCAGTGAACATGAAATCGCCGGACGCCTCCGGCAACGTGACGTTAACCGGCGACGATATCCCCGTGAGCGCAGACGATGAAACTACGATCCCCGATGCGATTGAAGCGAAACAGGCGGCGACAAAAGATCTTGCCGCAGAAGCGACGCTTGCGGACGGGGACTATTTCCCGTTCTATGATGTTTCCGTATCGCTGAACCGGAAAACCCCTTGGTATAACATCGTGTCAAAAATCCGCTCGGCACTGTTCGGTTCGTCTAACGGCTTCCTCAAGGCAAATGGCACCGGCGCTATCTCTTCCGTATCGACTATTCCCGTTGCTTCCGGCGGCACTGGCGCAACGACGGCGGACGCAGCGCGGGCAAATCTTGGCGCGCTGTCTTCCGCTGCCGGCGCTGTAGGCGAAACCAATCTCGCAAACGATATCCCGTATACAAAGTTCGGGCTTTCCGCCGATCAGGTGCGGCACGTTTACGCCGGAACGACGGAGCCGTCCGCCGATCTCGGCGTGGACGGCGATGAATATCGTATGTATTCCTAAGGGGTGAGCGGAATGGCATGGAGCACAACGGCACCGGAGCTCCCAAGCGGCAGCGCGTGGGAGCAGGAAAAAAGCGTTTCGGGAGTATCGAACCATTGGAGCCTTTCCGGAAAGCTCTACATCGCCCGTCTGAACGGCAGGCAGTTTGCTGTTAAAGCCGAGCTGACGAGCGGCAACGGAAGCTACGGCACTTATTACCCGCCAGCAAAATGGAAGCTCCGGTGTGACATCGGCGGCGTCACAGGCACGGAAGACACGTCCTTTGGCGTATCAAAAGGAACAACAACGTTCTATTTCGTCGGTGAAGCCGGAGAAGGCGTAACGATCACCGCAAATGTCGGCGGTGTTGACGCCGCGGTCGCCGTCCAAACCGCGACATTTACCGCACCTGCGCTGCTCGGCTTGACAGTTTTTTTGAAGGTCGGCGGTGTATGGAGACCCGCGCAGATCAAGGTCAAGGTCGGCGGCGTCTGGAGGGACGCCGTGGCAAAAATCAAGGTCGGAGGGACATGGAAATGAACGGTATAGACATTTCCCAGTGGCAGGGCGACATGGACCTGACGCCCTATAAAGACGGCTTCGTCATCGTCCGCGGCGGGTTCTGGACGAGCGCGGACCCGTGGGCGGAGCGGAACATCGCAAAGTGCGAGAAGCTCGGCATTCCGTGGGGGCTTTACTGGTATTCCTACGCGCTCAACGAGGCGCAGGCACGGCAGGAGGCGGAGGCTTGTCTCAAGTTTCTTGCCGGCCGGAAGCCCCGTCTCGGCGTGTGGTTCGACATGGAGGACGCGGACGCCTACAAGGCAAAGAACGGCTTCCCCTCGGACGAGACGATCACCGCCATGTGCAAAGCGTTCTGCGCGGCTATGGAAGACGCGGGGAACAGAACCGGCGTGTACGCCAGCCTGAGCTGGTTTGATACGCACATCGGCGAGACAGGGTACGACCGCTGGATCGCCGCGTGGGGCGCGAACGACGGCGTGCATTATCCCGACCTTTCCGGGAAATGCGTCATGCAGCAGTACCGGGGCAGCCCGCTGGATCTGGATATTTTGTATGTGCCGCTTTCGTATTTTGACGATGGCGCGGCGGGCGGAGCAGAGCCCCGCCCCGACGAAAAGGACGGGGAATGCGTAAGCGTCTCGGCAATGGCGCAGGAGGTGCTTGACGGGAAGTGGGGCAACGGCGAGGAGCGAAAGCAGAAGCTCGGCGCGTGGTTTTACGATCTCGTGCAGGGCGAAGTGAACCGTATCCTCGGAGTAAAGTAGGAGAAATAAATGGAAATTATAAAAACAATCATCACCGCGTGCGGAGGGGCTGCCGTTGCGGGCATCTTCTCGCTGATCCTCGCCAACCGTAAGAACAACAGCGAGATCGTGAAGCGGCTGGATGCTCTCGACGGCAAGCTCGTAAAGCACATCGAGGACGACGCCGCGTGCCGCGCTGACGAGGCGCGAAGCCGCATCCTCCGCTTCGGCGATGAGGTGCGGCAGGGCGTTCTTCACACCGCCGAGCATTGGGCGGACGTTCTTCGGGACGTTGACCGATATGAGGACTATTGCTCCGGTCACCCGCTGTATGAGAACAACCGTGCCGCAAACACCATCCAGCATCTTAACAGCGTCTACGCCGGGCATCTCAAGAAAAACGATTTTTTGAAGTAAGGAGAATTTGCAATGAACGAAATCATCACTACCTACGGCATGGAAATCATCAAGTACATCATCCTCGCCATCTGCGGCATTGCCGCGTCTTACGCCGCGAAGCTGTACGAAAAGTACGTCAACACCGATACCAAGCGCAAGGTAGCGGCAACTACCGTTGCGTACATTGAACAGGTTTACAAGGATATCCACGGCGACGAGAAACTGTCCCGCGCCATGGCTATCGCTGCCTCCATGCTCGAACAGAAGGGCATCAAAACCACGGAGGACGAGCTTAAGGTGCTTCTCGAAGCCGCCGTTAAGGAAATGAACGATAAGTTCAAAGCCGCCTGACGGCAACAAAAACTTTGTAAACCGACACTGCGGAATCATGAAAGAATCCGTAAAAACATTCTGCCGCATCAATGGCGTCGAGGCGTCTGAAAGCCTCGCAGAGACACTTTTTAACGCATACATGGAGAGTGTAGCCAATGACGACAGAGAGCCTCCTACGGAGTTTAACAACGCCGGGGACGAAAAATAAGCTGCAATTCCCGCGCGAGCTGCGCGAACAGTTTGAGCGGGACTGCGGCTTTACCGACGAGGAACTAAAAATCTTCCGCCTGCGAGCAAAGGGCATGAGCGTTTTGCAAATCTCCTTCGCCATGCAGACGGATACGGAACTGTACGGCACGGAAAAGGTCGAGCGCCGTATACGGGCGATCAAGGACAAGATCGCCGCTGCAATCGAATGATGGGTTTTTGACGGATTATTGAGGGCTAACCGATGGGTTAGCCCTCTTTTTTTATGCGACAATGGGGGCAGAAAGGACGTGAAGCAATGGAAAACTACTACCAACAGCCACAGCAGTTTTACGGCGGATATCAGAGACCGCAGCCCATGCAGCAGATTGCTCCCGGATACGTCTGCAAGCCGGTCACGAGCCGCGAAGAGGCTATTGCCACAAGCACGGACTACTTTTCGCTCGGTGTCGTCATGCCGGACATCGGGCACGGAATGATCTACCTGAAACGCTTCAACCAGCAGACTGGCGCATCGGATTTCTTTGATTTCAAACTGTTCACCCCGGAACAAGCCCCAGCGGTAGAGTACGCCACAAAAGCCGACCTTGACGCGCTACGGGCGGAGCTGACCGCGAAAAAGCGCCGGAGGGTAGAAGACGATGATGAATAATCCGATTTTCAACTTGATTAACCTCGCCCGTACCGGCGGAAACCCGATGACGCTAATGCAGCAGATGGCGGGACGCGATCCGCGGGCGCAACAGGCATTAAAGATGGTACAGGGCAAGACGCCCGACCAGCTCCGGCAGATGGCGGAGAACATGGCGAAGGAACGCGGAACAACGATTGACGAAATCGCCCGAGGTCTCGGGCTTAAATAAACACTCTCCTATCAGTTTACGGCATCTTGACAAAAAGCCGCTTCTCGAATGCAGCCGGGAGGCGCGCGCCCGGATGTAAATAAACTGATAGGAGTTTTTTCTATGGCAGACGATTTTATGAACGGCTTCCTTGCCGGACAGGGCGACAATAACCGAAGCGGTCTTTTCGGCGGCGACGGTTGGTGGGCAATCATCATCTTTGCGCTGATTTTCGGCTGGGGGAACGGCGGCTACGGCTTTGGCGGCGGCAATTCCGGCGGTGTAGTCGATGGCTATGTTCTTACCTCTGATTTTGCGAACATTGAGCGCAAGATCGACGCGGTGAACAATGGCGTTTGTGACGGCTTTTACGCGATGAACACCGGAATGCTTAACGGCTTTGCCGGTGTGACGCAGGCCGTGACGAGCGGATTCTCTGCGGCGGAGCTTGCCCGATGCAATCAGCAGGCGGCGCTCATGCAGCAGCTCAACGCCATGCAGATGCAGAACCAGAACTGCTGCTGCGAGAATCGGCAGGCGATCGCACAGGTGCGCTATGACATGGCGACGCAGGCGTGTGATACCCGAAACACCATCCAGAATGTTGCTCGCGACATCACGGACAATCAGAACGCCGGAACCCGCGCTATCCTCGATTTCCTCACGCAGAGCAAGATTCAGAGCCTTGAAGCGGATAATCAGGCGCTGCGTCTGGCCGCGTCCCAGAGCGCCCAGAACGCGACGCTCATTAACGCGCTGCGCCCGTCCCCCGTTCCCGCGTATCAGGTGCAGAACCCTTACTGCTGCAACCAGAACACCTGTTGCGGGTGCTGAAAATGTGATCGGGGCGGGACATCCCGCCCCTGAAAGGAGTTAAAAATGGCTTGCAAACCTGTATGTCAGCTTTGCAAAAGGCTGATCCTTAGCCAGTCGATCACGTTTACCGGCGGGAATCTGGTTGTCAATCTTCCAGATGGCAACTACTCCAACGGAGAAAAATACTGCATCGTTCTGGCGCAGAGCATCCCAACGACGGCGACGATTAACGCGCCGGTCGTGTTCACCATTGGCGCGGGAACGGCGCAGTTCCCGCTGACGAATCGTTGCTGCGCCCCCGTGACTGCGTGTGGTGTGCGGACGCGGACGAAGTACAGCACGATTGTGGTCACAAATGCCACGGGCGGCACCTTCCGAATGATCGGGAAACCGTGCTGCTCGCCGAGCAATGATCTTACCGCCATTAACGCGGAGACAGGAGCGACGACATGAGAGCGGACAGAATCAGACGCATCCGAGACTACCAGACACAGAACAATCGTGACTATGAGCCGCAGGACAGATACCGCGACAGCCGAGGCCGCGAGCATTACAACAACGGGCGCTATGCCCCGCGCAATGACTACCGCGACGAATACACGGACTACTACGACGACCGCCGCCGAATCGGATTCTCCTACGAGCCGCGCATGGGCGAGAGCTACGGCGGAGAGTATGACCGCGGCTATGCCGGAGGGTACGACCGCATGACCCGCGAAATGGCGGACGAATGGATGCGCGGTCTTGAGAATGAGGACGGCAGTAGGGGCGCGCATTGGAGCTACGAGCAGACCAAGAATCTTCTCGATCAGAAGAAAATAGACTGTGATCCGATGGAGTTCTATGTAGCCATGAACATGCTGTACTCGGACTACTTCAAGGTGGCAAAGAAATTCAACGTCAACAACACGGAGTTCTACGCCGACCTTGCCGAAGCGTTCCTTTGCGATAAGGACGCGGACGAGGATAAGCTTGTCCGGTATTATGAATGCATCGTTGAGTGAGCAAAGCAAAAAGGAGGGCTTTTCAGCCCTCCTTTTCCTTGTTCGCAATGTAAAATGCAATCAGCCGGACGACGTACTCCGGCGGTTTGGAAACACCGCTCTCCCAGTTTTCAATGCTTCGTTTCGGGATTCCAAGCAGCTCTGCAAAGGCGCGCTGCGTGAGCCCGGTCGATTCACGCAGCGCCTTGATCTCACTCATTGACTGCCACCTTGCACCAGAACACCGGGCGCGGAGCGTCGCCGCCGAAGTCGAAGAGCACGGAGTACAGCTCGCCGTCTTCGCCGCGGCAGATCGGGGAATAACCGTCGAAAAGATCGTCGCTCAGGCTGTCGGCGTAATTCTCGCCGCGGGTGCGGCGGATGTCGTCGAGCACATCGCGGTCGAACTGCTTCTGCTCATTTGTCCACTTGTAGCCCTTGCCGGTGAGGTCAAGCTCGCGGTTGTCGATGATTTCAAATTTCATTTTTTTGTTCCTTTCCGGGGTTTAGCCCCCTCTGTATTTCCTCTTTACGTATATTATATTACCACCAAACTGGTGATATGTCAATAAGAAATTTTGGAAAAAGGAAATTTTTCAAAAAGAAAACGCCGGGGATTAACCCCGGCGTTTCTTTCGCGGTATGCTGAATCTTAGTAGCCCGCCTGCGATGAAAAAGTTATGGAAATTCATGGTACCGGTGAGGGGACACCCTGAATTTTCGTCCCCTCGGTCTATTGGTTGTAAGTCAATGTTTATTCCATCTTCGGAAAAGTCAAAATGTCCGTTAGGGTCTGCGTCCAGAAGCGTCCAAACAACGATTCTGTCTTTGCCGACTTCCACGCGCATTACCAACGACAAAAGCGCGTTTACATCGTCTCCTGCGGCGTTTAACAACGCCCTAAGGCGATCCTCTGGTATCTGCGTACCATCGGCGCTGTGTTTCAACGTTGTCATTTGCTGGTCAATTTCCGCAAGCTCTTCTTCAAGCTCCTGCATCTTCGTTTTCAATGTCTGGCTGTGCAGACCCGCAAGAATCGCATTTGTTCCCGCTTCGAGCTGCCGGTTGATTTCCATCCTTCGGGAGAGGAGAATTTGCATCCGTTGTGTGGCGACGTTGATTATTTCGTTTTTCTCTTCCCGGATAATGCTGATAATGTTTTCTATGTTTCCCGGATTTCCAAGGATTTCGCGTATAGCATCAGCGACGATGTTTTCCAGCTCTCCTGCGCCGATCTGCGGGTTATCACATTGCCCTGTTCGCTTTTTCCCTGAACACGCGTAATAGTAATACGTCTTTTTCGAGCTGACGATCGTCATGGCGCTTTTGCATTCCCGACAGAACACTTTCCCCTTGAGCGGGTATTCTCTTGCCTTCGGGGGCCTGCCGGCCTGCACACGTCGGTTATCTTCCATCTTCTTCTGCACCCTTTCCCACGTTTCACGATCGATGATTGACGGGACGGCGTTCTCCATCCGCATGGTTCTGATTGAAAAAGAATGCGAATTTCTCGTACCGTCCGGTCGGCGCTCGCTCCTGCCGTACACAATGTTCCCGATATACTTCTCATTTTTCAACAGGTCATGCAGGCTGTTCGTTCCGAAGCATCCGCCGCGTTTGGTGCGCGTCCCGGAATCGTTCAGCCATTTTATTATTTCCCGATACGATTTCCCCGCGGCGTACTGCCGGAATATCTCCCGTACGGTCTCTGCTTCATCCTCGTTGATGACAAGGCGCTCGTCCTTTACGTCGTACCCCAGCGGCGGCTTTCCGCCCGTGTGCTTGCCCTGCTCCGCCATGTAACGCATCTTTTCGATGACCTTCTGCCGCGTTTGGAGCACCCACATCTGATTCATCAGAGCCATGCTGCCCTCGGATAGAAACGTCATCGGGTCGCGCAGATCGCCGCCGATGATCGGTTGCGTCACGGCAACGACGCGCACGCCGTAGCGCGCCATCTGTTCGCGGAATTGAAACCATGCCGTCAGCTTGCGGAACATTCGAGACTGATCGTAGATCACAACCGTGTCCGCGCCGCCCTCGGCGAGCTGGCGCATCATGCGGGCATACTCCGGTCTTGTGTTCTTCATGCCGGATGCAGCCTCGTCAGCGAACACATCCAGTACAGGAAGGTGCTCCCGTGCGCACCACTCGCGGCACTTCTGCACCTGCACGTCGATGCTGTCCACCTCTTGATTGTCGGTTGAGAAGCGAGCAAGAATGTACGCTCCGTGTGTCAGTCTCATTTCTTTCTCCCTTTGCGGATGCTTTTGAACGCGTAAATGATGGTTGCGACGGAGGCGTTCAGTATCAGGGCGAGGACGCCCGCAAAAATGCTTGTCCCAGCCGAGCGGAAAATACCGGCGGTCTCTACCTGGATGTCAAATATGACGTACCATACAACGGCACATAAAAGAATACTGCAAACGCCGATAAGCATATAAATTGTCCTTGTGTGCGTTTCCCCCTGCTTTTTCATCCCTGCGTTCATTTCTTGCAGATGCTTTACCTCGCCGGATAACCGCACGTTCTCCAATTCCAGCTCATGGACATACTGCGTGTCCGGCTGTTCATCCAGACCGACAAGCTCATTCAGTGACAGATTCAAAACCTTGCAAGTAGCAGCGGCATAAAAAAGGAGCGGGTGCTTTACCCGCCCTGCATTCGTGTCGCAGATGTTGTTATAGGGGACGCCGGACAGGTCGGACAACTCTTGCAGGGTGAAGCCGCTGGCATTTTTCGCTTTGCGAAGTTTGGCTGGATACTCGTCTAAGTAAGGCTGTAGGTCTGTGAGCGCGGACACTTTTTATCCATCTCCATTCAATTGTTGTTTTTCCCGGCAGTTTTGGGAACGGTTCTTGAATTTTCCTCCTGATTTGTGATTTACAACATGGACTTTACAAACAGAAAAGGGTACGCTTTAATCGTGGCAGACGTGTCGGTTTACCACATCCCCAAAGCCCCGGCAGAGGTTGCCGCCAATGCCGGGGCGCTTCTCACTTTATGATATAAGCGGACGCCTCATAAGACGTTATATCATTGAAGTTGACAAAGCGCTGCATTTCGCGCCCGTCCATTGTCTCAAATCCCGCCTCGCTGTCCTCATGTATCGGATCGGAGATATAAGACGATATGACGCCGACCGGATCATCGCCGGAGAACAGAACAACATAAATGTTACAATAGGTTACCAGTTTTCCGGTTGTGTTTTCCACAATGCCGGAAGCAATGACACCGGACGGGTTATACGGGCGGGTGTCTCTGCCGAAGGTCACGTCCTTTGTCGGCAGAAAAGTAATTTCCTCGAACGCTTGTTGAAAGTCAATGGACGGAACGGCGGTAAGATTCCGCTCTTCGGTTGTGATAACTTCCTGCTGGAAGAAGTACGATTTTTCGCCTGGCTTTATGACGCTGGGATAACCGCCACCGATGTTCTTCGTTTCAACAATGTTTCCGGCTTCGTCCACGAGATCGACATAGCTCGGGTTTTCATAACTTAACGTTATATTGCAGTCGCCCTTGTTTTCGACGACGAAAAGGATTTGAGCAAACGTGTTTCTCCCGGCGTCATCCGTTCCAACTTTGCAGTTTGTGTACGTTATTTCGTAATCAATTACTGGTTCCGGCTGCGGCGTCGGTTCTGGTGTCGGTTCCGGTGTGGCTGTCGCTTCAACAACCTGACTTGCTTCTTCTTTCGCCGTTTGAGCCGCAGCGCCGCACGCGCAAAGGGCAAAAACGAGCGCAAAGACTAATGCAAGGGCAAGCAGTTTCTTCCTCATAATATCCCTCTCCTATTAAATTTTTGCTGTGGATATGTTTAGAATAACTCTTTTTATCGATAGAATCAAGGCGAAATTTGTCGAAAGGCAATAAAATAAGGAGGAAGAAGTGGAAGAAGAGCGGAAGGAGCTTGTAGAAATGATTTGCCAAATGACGGAGGAGCAGTTTGAATGGTTTATAAATCAAGTGCAGCTTTTGTTATCTGATGCAGAATCTTGACCTTATCATCCGGCAGGGAAAGAATCAGTTCGATCATTTCTCTTTTGGAATCCGAAACGCCTGCAATGATGGCCGGGGCTGGATTGCTGGCAGCACCGTCACCGTATATCAGAGCATCAACAGGGACGCCGAAGTAGTCGGAAAACATTTTTAGCGTTTTCGCATTTGGAACGCCGCCGGATTTCCAATGCGACATACTCCCTTGACTTATTCCTAATGATGTAATTACGTTAGTAACCTTAACCCCTCGCTGATTGCAAAGGTTCTTTAAGTTATCGTAGAACATAAAATACCTCTTGACTTACGCGAAATTTTGATGTTTTAATTGTCTTGTAAAATAAAATAAAAGGAGGATACGGCGATGAAAGCGGCGAAAACGCCGGGAAGCAAAAACGGGTATGCAATCGTCGGTAAAAACTGCGGAAGGGACAAAAACGGCATATTCCGCTGCGTATGCGGAAAATGCAAGTCTAACACTTCAAAGCGATGAACGACGCTATGGCGGCGGCAACGGCAGCGACGGCAGATATAGCAGAAATAATCGTGTTCCAAACAAAACGTTTTTTATCCGTCCGCTCTTTTGACGCTGGTGTTTCAACCATCTGGTTTATCGTATCGACGCCTGGAATGTAATACCTTTTCTTATTGCTCATTTTTATATTATCCCCTTTGTGCAGCTCCGCTAATTGCGGGGCTGCTTTTTTGTTCTCTTTAACAAACATCAAAAATTATATATTCTTCTATTGATTTACAATAATTTTTGATGTATAGTAATTGATGTAAAATCCATTGCACGAAAAAGGCAACAGAAAACCAAGCCTTAACGGAAAGGATTTCCGAAAAAGCTGCAAAACCGTATTGTGATTGCTGGCACTTTCACAATAATCTTTTTGCCGCAAAAAGTCAATGTTTTTTACAAAACACGCACAAGGGGGTGATGGAAATTTACGAGCTTTTCCGCGGTAAGATCGCCGAGCAGAAGAAATTGCGGCGGCTTACCAATGGCGACATTGCCAAGATGACGGGATACTCCGTCAGCACGATCAACGCATTCATGGCGGGCAACCGCGAGAATGACAAGATTGCCAACGCGATTGCAAAGGTGCTCGATATCGAGCGGTAACAACCGCTTACAGGGCAGACTTGACGGCATCAAAGCCGAGAAGAAGGAAGATAAAGAATGAACGAATTGCAGAAATTCACCGCCGATGAGTTCGGCACAATCCGAGGCATGACAGTAGACGGCGAGCCGTGGCTTGTCGGCAAGGACGTGGCGGCGGCGCTGGGGTACAGCAATCCGCGAAAGGCTCTCGCCGATCACGTTGATTCAGATGACAAGCGTATAGACGATGGGGTAACGATTCGTGACTCCATCGGGAGAGATCAGATCGCGACAATCATCAACGAGAGCGGGCTTTATTCCCTCATCTTCGGGAGCAAGCTCCCGAACGCGCAGAAGTTCAAGCGCTGGGTAACATCCGATGTTCTCCCGTCCATCCGCAAGACCGGCGGGTACATATCCGGGCAGGAGACGATGACCGACGCGGAGCTTATGGCAAAGGCAATCCTCGTAGCACAGCGGCAGATCGAGCAGAAGAACGCACAGATCGCGGAGATGCACCCGAAAGCCCTGTTTGCCGATGCGGTGAGCGCGTCAAAGTCTTCCATCCTCGTAGGAGAGCTGGCAAAGCTCTTGAAACAGAACGGCGTGGACATCGGGCAGAAGCGTTTGTTCGCGTGGCTTCGGGATAATGGATACCTCATCAAGAGCGGATCGAGCCGCAATATGCCGACGCAGAAGGGCATGGAGCTGGGGCTTTTCGAGATCAAAGAGAGTACGCACCTCGATTCCAACGGCAACAACATCATCTGCAAGACCGTCAAGGTCACCGGGAAAGGACAGGTCTTTTTCATCAACAAGTTTCTTGGAAAGGAGAAAATGTAATGCACATCATCATCAACCGCAAGACCAGGGAAGTCAAAGCCCCGGAGGTCACGCAGGAGCAGCGCGACACCCTATGGGGAGAGCTGGTACGGAATTACGTCCGCAAGCACCCCGAGGCGCTGACTGAGGAGCCGAAGGAGGACAAAGCATGAGCGAGAAAACCGAAAAAGAAGCCCTGCGCGATGAGATCGTCGCGTACACAGACGAGCTTTTGAGCTACGCCATCAAAATGGACGTTGACGCAATTCCGAACGACCCAGAACAGATCACCGTGGAGTATCAAAATTTGCTTCACAGAATAATTCCCAAAATTGGCAAGATCATGACAGGAATAAATCTTTTGTATTTTGCGGATGAATCAAGAGCCAATGCCCGCCTCCGGCAGTATTTCGAGGCCGTACAGAAAATCCCGAACATCAACGATCAGCTGGATAGTTGCTTTATGATGCTTCGTTGTCTTGGAGTCGGCGCGGCGTTTCCGATTCCGATGTACTCGTCACCGGCATGATCGCCCCATGTAAGGGCTGCGCCGAGCGCTTCGTCGGCTGCCACGCATCCTGCCCCCGGTACGCAGAGTTCAAGGCAGGATGTGAAGCCCGGCGGGAAGCGCGGACAAAGCTGCACCCGATCGCCGATTACACCATCGACCTCAAAAAGAGAGTACAAAAGGCGGCGCACCGCCGCAGAAAGTAGGAAAAACAACCATGACAAAAGCAAAGGCAACCTTCGCCACCACCGCGATCATGGCGCTTCTGGCCGCTGTGATCTTCTTCGTCTGGAAATTTGGAAACGGCCTCGGCTTCGCCGTCATCGAGGGAATATTCGCCGTTTACGGATTTTCGAGCCTCGCCGATGACTGCTGCCGTTGGCTGCAGATGCCGGACACGTCGATCATGAGAGGAGGACGGCACTAATGATTATCTATCTGGCCGGAAAGATCGCCGGCAATCCCGAATACCGCCAGCAGTTCGCGGCGGCAAAAATGCAGCTGGAAGCCGAGGGACACATTGTTTTGAACCCCGCCGAGCTGCCAGTGGGCATGAGCAAGGCCGCGTATATGCGAATCTGCTTTGCGATGATCGACACGGCGGACGAGCTGCGGGCGGTGCCTGGATGGGTAGACAGCGATGGGGCTATGCTCGAAATTGACTATTGCCTGTACATCAAAAAACCCGCGGCATATGTCAACGGGCACAAGATCGGAGGCGCGAAATGAACGACACGAGATATTCCGCCATAGCCGCCGCCCTCCGGGAAGAGTTCCCGAAAGCCAATAAGGGCACGGTGAGCATGGCGCTGCACACGAACGACTACGGCGTGAAGTTCTGCGCCAGAGCGCAGGAGATATACGACGCCGTGACGCAGCGCAAGCCCCGCACACCGCGCCGCGTCAAGCCCATACGGTTACAGTGCCGGTTGACCGAAAGCACCGCACAGCGCGTTAAACAGGCGCTCGAGAGAAACGGCATTGCGTCCATGCAGACGTTTCTGGAATCCCTTGTGCTGGCATGGCTGGCGCAGTCTGAATGCTCCACCACATGGGCGGAAAAAGGCGAAAGCGCCGCCGGTGGAGATGACACCGACAGCGCTTACAGGAAAAACAACCTTGCTTCAAATTCTACAGCAAAGGAGGCCGAGTTGTCAAGTGTCCAGAACGTGCCGCTGCCGTGACTGCGGTGAGGACGGATTTTACCCCGTCGTCTATGCCGACGAGGGATACGGCTGGGATCGCTGCCCTACCTGCGGGTCTGACCGTATCGAATGGGGGAATAAATGCCCCTTGTGCGGACGGTACGCCGAGGGAATCTACTGCGACGACTGCGCCCAGAAACTCCGCGACCGCTTCCACGAGCTTTTAATCTGCAATTTTGACAAAGAAGAAATCAAAGCATTAAACGAAATCTATGACGGAAAGGAACTTGAATGATGGCCTACTACAACAGCGAATATGACACTGGCTTTACGAAGGACGAAAAGACCGGCGAGGACACGGTGATGTTTACCATCTGCATCACCCTTGCGGAATACCGCGAGCTTGTCGCCAAGGCGGCAAGAAATGAGGCGGTGTGCCTCTCCAACGACTATTGGAGATCGCGCAAGGAAAACGATCAGCTGCGCTATGAGCTTGCCGAGCTGCAAAAGAAGCTCGCGGAGGTTAAGGAGGCGGCGGAATGATTGAAGCGAAGCTCGTACACAGTGGCCAATATCGCCTCTACGGAGATTTTTTCCGCGTTTGGGAACTCAAAACGGATGGAGAATCCAAAGAAGAAGTACTTCGATACATCCGCGAAAATGTCTACAAAGCCGATCTCCCCCATTCCGGCGAGTGGAGCGCCAATGTTCGCTACGGCGGCGAACGCGCCAATGACCCCGCTTATTATTTCCGCGGGTGCTACTCACTGGAAAAAATCGACGGCGGATACCGATACACGGTCAAAGAACCGTACTGCGATTAAGAGGTGAAAGAATGAGCGCATTGAACATCTATCAGCGTATGGCGGCGATCACCGCCGAGCTGCAAACCGTCGCAAAGAATTTGAACGTAGAAACCGGCAAGGGCAAGGCCTACAAGGCAGTTTCCGAGCGTGACGTGATCGGCGCGGTAAAGCCGCTCGAAGCCAAACACGGCGTTTATTCCTTTCCGGCCTCCCGCCGCGTTCTTGAATCGGCGGCGCTTGAATCGGAAAGCGAGTGGAACGGCAAGGTCACGAAAAAGACCACGTTCTTTGAACGAATCGAGACTGTGTACCGCTTCGTGAATACCGACGACCCTACCGACTTCATCGAGACCACGACGTTTGCCGAGGGCATTGACTCGCAGGACAAGGGCAGCGGCAAGGCGATGACCTACGCCGACAAGTACGCCCTGATGAAGGCATATAAGATCAGCACCGGCGACGATCCGGACCAGACCGCGAGCGAGGATATCAATTACACATGCAAATCTACGCCCGCCCCGATGTGCGCCGATTGCGGCAAGCACGTTTATCCGGTCAAGAAGCGCGACGGTACAATGTGGAGCGTCAAGGATATGGCGGAATACTCCCGACTCCGCTTCGACCGCTGCCTCTGCGCCGACTGCATGAAGAAGGCCGAGAAGAATGAAAGTTGATTCCGCCGTCTGGGAGGGCGGCTACTTAAAGCTCCATACCGCGGACGTGGACGCGAGGCACTTTGCCTACGCGTTCACGCCGGGGGAATACGAGATCAAACCCAAAAACATACGCAGCCTCGACGCGAACGCTTATGCCTGGGCATTGATCGACAAGCTCGCCCAAGCGACCGTCGTTCCGTCGTCCGAAGTCTACCGCCGCGCCGTCCGCGACGTTGGCGGTAACATGAAGATCGTCTGCATCCAGTCAGCGGCGGCGGAAGAGTTGCGGCAAGTATTGGCATCAAACGGCCTCGGCTGGCAGTCCGACGTCACAGCGTCCAAGATCCCCGACTGCGTGAATGTGATCCTCTACTACGGCTCCTCGGTCTTTTCCGTCTCCGCGATGAGCCGCCTTATAGACAACCTGATACAGGACGCCAAAGCCGTAGGCATCGAGACCATGCCGCCGGACAAGCTCGCCGCCCTGCTCGGCGAATGGGAGGCGAGGAAGAAAAAATGAAAGTCGAGCTCTTCAACGACAACTTCCAGAATTTCAAGAAGTATAACATACCGAAAGCGCAGCTTGTTATCGCGGACATCCCGTACAACCTCGGCGCGAACGCTTACGCCTCCAATCCGATGTGGTACGTCGGTGGCGACAACAAGAACGGCGAGAGCAAGAAAGCCGGGAAAGCGTTCTTTAATTCGGACGGCAACTTTAACATTGCCGAGTATTTTCACTTCTGCAACAGGCTCTTGAAAAAAGAGCCGAAGGAACGCGGCAAAGCCCCGGCAATGATCGTTTTCTGCGCATTTGAGCAAATTCCCACGGTCGTACAGTACGGGCTGAAATACGGCTTTCGGCATTCCTATCCGCTCGTTTTCGTCAAGAACTATTCCGCGCAAGTCCTCAAGGCCAACATGAAGATCGTAGGCGCTACGGAATACGCCGTTGTCCTCTACCGGGACAAACTCCCGAAATTCAACAACGGCGGAAAGATGATCTTCAACTGGTTCGAGTGGCGACGGGACGGAAAGCAATACCCAAAGATTCACCCAACGCAGAAGCCCGTGAACCTCTTAAAGCGGCTCATTGAGATCTTTACCGACCCCGGCGACATTGTGATCGACCCGGTAGCGGGAAGCGGCGCAACCCTCCGTGCTTGCATGGAAACAGGCCGTAGCGGGTACGGCTTTGAGATCATGCGGGATATGTGCCGCAAGGCGCAGGAACAGATGCTCACCGTAGAGCCAGACGGCCAGATGACGATGGAGGGGATATGAAGCGGATATCTTCCAAACGCGCTAAGGCGTGCGCCATTCCCAAGGCCGTCAAAGAGCGCGTTTGGGAACGCGACCATCATTGCTGTGTGTACTGCAAATCCATCTATGCATTCCCCGAAGCCCATTATATCCCCCGTTCCCGCGGGGGATTGGGTATCGAAGAAAACGTCCTGACCCTCTGCCGCCTCTGTCACGACGCCTTCGACAACGGCACGGCGACGATGCGGCAGGAGATCGGACACTACTGCCGCGACTATCTCAAAGCCCACTATCGATGCTGGGACGAACAAAATCTAATTTACCGAAAGGATGATCCAAGATGGCTATAAACTCCTGCGTCCTCATGGGACGCCTCACACGCGATCCGGAAAAGCGCTACACCGCAGACAACACACCCGTCACGTCCTTCTCGATCGCAGTCAACCGCGACAAAGACCGCTCCGATTTCTTCGACTGCACCGCATGGCGAAAGACCGCCGATTTCGTCTCCACGTACTTCGCCAAGGGCGACATGATCTGCATCCGAGGCCGCATCCAGAACCGCGATTGGACGGATAAAAACGGCAACGCCCGCCGGTCAACGGAGATCGTCGCGGATGAGGTCAGCTTCTGCGGCGGCAAAAAGGACAAGCCCGACCAGAAGGAAGTCTACGAGCGCGCGAACCTCGCGCCGGTAGAGGATGACGGACAGCTTCCGTTCTGACGGAGGCGCACAATGGCATTAGAGAGCTTCAATGCCTATCACAGCTACCTTGACACCATGGAAGCGCTGAACGACGCTGAGTGCGGGAGACTGTTCAGGGCGCTGCTGGAATACAGCGCGACCGGCGCAGCTCCGGAACTCCGCGGTAATGAACGCTTTGTCTTCCCCGGCATGAGGTCGCAGATCGATAGGGACATTGAGAAATACAACGCCAAATGCGCGCGAAACCGCGAGAACGGAGAAAAGGGTGGGGGGCATTCGCCCCCGAACGCCCCCGAACGCCCCCGAACGCACCCCAAGGACAAGGACAAAGACAAAGACAAGGACAAAGACAAGGACAAAGACAGATGTTTTCCCTCTGACGAGGAAAAACATAAAGGCGCTTCCGCGCTGGATGCGGCTTTGAACGATTTTGCGGAAATGCGGAAAAAGATGCGCAAACCGCTTACCGACCGCGCCCTTGCTCTCACGCTTTCCGAACTGGAAAAGCTCGCCCCCGGCGATGACGAGAAGAAGATCGCCATACTCAACCAGAGCATCCAGCGAGGCTGGCAGGGTGTTTTCCCGCTCAAGGACGAGCCGGAAGCGCCAAAGAAAACAGTTTCCGCCCCGCATGGAGATGACAGAGACCGTCTCGAAAGGCTTCTGGCAAATCTTAAAAATAAACCAAACGAGGAGGAAAGACCATGAGCGATAATATGCACGGCTTTAAAGCCTATGAACCCGGCTTGATCTGCCGTGGACACAAATACGAAGAGAACACGGTTTACAAAAAATCCGGTTACGGCATCTGCGTTCCGGGCGTAACACACTATTGCGTTAATCCGTTCGACGTTTTAGACCATTACCCGCTTGTCCGACCGGACGGACAGTTCAGCGACTTTACAACGGTGGAAGCCATCGATCCTCCGGTAACGGATGACGACAAGAAATTCGCAACCAGCACGATTAAAATCGGCGTAAAGCTTGGCTTTTCCGGCTTTATTCAGGCGTGCGTTGATTTTCTTTTTGAGAAAACGATTAAGAAAATGCCGAAGCCAGAGGACGTTGACGTTTCCGATGCCGCGCAGATCGGCAGTTCCGGCGATGACGCGAAGATCGGCAGTTCTGGCGATGACGCGCAGATCGGCAGTTCCGGCGATGACGCGAAGATCGGCAGTTCCGGCGATGACGCGAAGATCGGCAGTTCTGGCAGATACGCGCAGATCGGCAGTTCCGGCGATGACGCGAAGATCGG